AGTCTCAAGTTGAGGCTGCACCAGATTCTCAATTTGAGCCGCCCGAAGTCGCACCCGTGAGACAGTCCGAGTCGCAATCGTGCGACTCCAAGAGTCCGTCTAAGAGTCCTGAAGAAAGAACAGAAAGAATCCCCCCTACCCCCCAAACGGGGGGTGAGTGGCAGCATTTAGCGAGCTGGAAAGAATTCGAAGAGGCTTACCGGCAACCGATTTTGAGGCAATCGACAGCGCGGCAGGTCTGGGCCGCGCTTAGCGAAACTGAACAGGCGATGGCGATCAAGGCGGCCAAAGGTTACGTCATTCATCGAGCGCGCCAGAAAAAACCTCCTAATGTGCTGAACGCCCATACGTTTTTGAAGGAACGTGACGGCTGGGCGCCTTTTGCTGCGCTGGTCGAAGATGCCAAACCGGCCGGCCAAGGGGCTGAATTTGTTGCCGAAGGCAGCCCAGCGTGGCTGGCACGCCAGGTCATTGGTCTGATCAAAGGCGAAAAACCAATGGTCGCAATGGCTTATGACGAAGGCAAAGGGCTTAGATTGCCGCCTTTGTCGGCCGCCCAGCTCGCGCTCGAACACTTTGCCGGTGAAGACCCCTCAAGCTGGCCGATCGTTAAAACCGGAACCCAGATGTGCGGCGCCTGGCGGCAGTTTTTAGGCATCGAGCCGCGCCAGATCACGGTTGGAACCATGCGCAAGGAGATCTACCCGGGCAAGTTCGTCGATGATTGGCCGATCAAGGAATTGGGCTTGAGAGTGCCATGCGACTGGCCACCTCGAAAAGACGGCAGCCTGTACCAGGCTGAGGACGATGAGGAGCGAACGGCAACGCAAGAGGACGAGCATGACGATGCAAGCGACGGCGATGAACGAGACGGGCTCGCGGAATTGGGATGACGTGAAAGCCCAAGCATTACAATGGATTACAGAACAAGTGCGACGCCAAGTGATGCCGCCCGTGACCGAAGCCGATGGCTGGCTGGTCATTGGCTGCCAGACCAGACGCGAACACGAGACCGCCCGATGGCTTAAGCACTTCGGATCACACGTTTTTTTGCCAAAACGCGAGGATTTATTGCAGCGCAGCCGACATTTGACCGCCAATCTGCGCCATCGGGGTCTGGTCACCAGGGTGATGCGGCCGCTTTTCCCCGGCTATTTCTTTGCCCGTGAGCTGCATCGCGATCCCCGTGATATTCCAGGGTTTCGCTGCGCTCTGCGCAGCCGGCTGGTCAATCGAGCGGTTGCCACATTGCAGCAAGTGGCGGGCGATGAAGGCCTCATCAAGCTGCCAGAAATCGAAGTCGAACCGGAATTTTCAATAGGCGATGTTGTGCAGGTCACAGAGGGACCATTTGCATTCTTTGGTGGCGTAATCGTTGAGGTGATGCCGCAGCGCGTTGACCAGGAAGATCGAATCAGGGCTGATGTTGAAATCTTCGGTCGCCTCACTCCCGTCGAGTTGTATTTCGATCAAATCAGGGTGGTGGCTAAAGCCCGTCACCCCGAGTGCAGTGCACGACCGAAAGGCAGATCTGACAGTTGCGTGGTGGAAGCCGTCCAAGCGTAATTCTGGGCGGCTTTTGCGTTCTCAAAGGGTAGCGCTCATTGCCACACCCGGAGGAACGCATGTAACCCCTCACCATCCCCGTCATCATTTTTGGAGCAGGCCGTCGGCTACGAGCGCCGGCGGCCTTTCGCGTTAAAGGTCATGAGCACTCTGTCAAAGCGCGTTGTGGTACGGATCTCGGACGAGCTCGAGCAATGGATTGCGTCCCAGGCCGAAAACGAAGGCCTCGACAGCGCCACCTGGGTGCGCTCGATGCTGACCCGCATGAAAAACGGTCTGGTGACCGCACAGTCGGCGCAAAAAGTTCAGCCGGTTCGTGATTCAAGCCCTGAGCCCGAACAGCTCGCCGATGAACCAGCCGAGCCGATCGATACCGACGCCATGGTCTCAGAGGCACTCGATATCGCCGACGCACAGGGTTTGACCGCACCTCGCGAAGACCCAGAACCGCCAATTCAGACCACTGGCGTGCGCTCGCTAGTACGTCGGCCGCCGCCTTTCTCAGGGGCTGGCGCCACGCCAGCCTTCATCAAAGACCACTTCCCTGAATCGCAATGAATCGCCCCGTTCCAGGCTGGCGCGGCTGCGCCCTTGATTTAATTGGGAAATTTGTGATAGGGCTGATGATCGTGAATCGCCAGCTCGCAGCAGAATCGTGTATATAGTTCCCAATAGCCATGGCCAAACCCGTTCAAATCAGGCAGCTCACGCCGCAACAGGAACAGTTCGTCCGCGAACTGGTGCGGCTGGAGATGGCGTGCGATCGCCAGGCCCGCGGCAAGGCCTATATCAGCGCCAATTATAAGCCGAATCCTGCTAATGCACGTCGCCTCGCCAACACGCCCGCGGTCAAGGCGCGCTACGCCGAGATCTTCGCCGAGGAATGCGAGCGCGCCAAAATTCGTCCCGAGGCGATCGTGCTGCGTATCGATCGCGTCGGACGAGCCAATATCGCCGACTTCTATGAGTTTGATCCCGTGACAAATCGCATGGCGCTCAAGAACATCAAGGATCTGCCGCGCGAGTTGTCAGAAGCGATCGAAAGCATCAAATACACCGAAGACGGTAGGCCCGAGCTGAAGCTGCATGACAAGAACCAGGCGAATTTCACGCTGCTCAAGCATTTCGGAGGACTGCCCGAAGCCGATGGTCCGCGTACCCAGGTGAATATCTTCAATGCTCTCTCCGTCGACGATCAAGCGGCTCTCGCCGATCTTATCGAGGCTCTCCCCGGAGGGAAGGCAGAGCCTGGTAACCCGGCTGCGCGCGAGCCTGACTCAGGCTGAGCCATATCGGCGGCTTTATTCGTACTACCCAGACGATGGTCCATTGCGTCGGCTGTTGTATCCGCGGCACATGGAATTCTTCGCCGCCGGCGGCCAACACGAAAAGCTGCCGAGCTGTGCGCCGGATTGCGATGGCTCGCCGCATCGCGATCGGCTGATCCTGGCTGCTAACAGAATTGGCAAGACGGAAGGCATCGGCGGCTACGAAACCGCACTGCATCTGATCGGGCGTTACCCGCGCTGGTGGATCGGGCATCGTTTTGCCGGACCGATCTCGTGCTGGGCGGCCGGCAAAAGCAACGAGTCGACGCGCGACATCGTGCAGGCCAAGCTGTTCGGCAACGTGCGCTGGCGAGGTCGCGAGAAAGGTTTTTCCGGCACTGGGCTGGTGCCCGCCGAGTATATCGGCGCCGTGACCTGGAAACGCGGCGTTGCCAATCTCGCCGACATCGTCATGGTGCGTCACGCTTCTGGAGGCTGGTCGCGCATCGGGCTGAAATCTTACGAACAGGGTCGCGGTTCTTTCGAGGGTACCGAACAGGATGTCATCTGGCTCGACGAAGAGCCCGGCATCGATGTTTACGAGGAATGTGGCATCCGTCTCATGACCACGCGCGGCCATTTGTTGCTGACCTTCACGCCTCTCGATGGAATGTCGAAAGTGGTGTTGCAATTCATTCCCGGCGGCAATCTGCCTGATCGATATGAAGAGAGATCCGAATGGCTGATGCAAGCGATAGGGTAGCTTGGCCATATTGCGCGGCAATAGGGATTGGGCGATGGCCGAGTGGCAACCGATTGAAACAGCGCCGAAGAACGGAGAAGTTTTGCTCCGGGTCAAGATGCGCGCTGGCATCCCGAACCGATACCTTGTCGGGCACTACATGCCGGGCGGCCATTGCATTGAGGGTCATCCGCCAATCGAGCGCGGCTGGTACTTTTGGAACGGCTGCATGTTCGATAAAGCGGCCGAGCCGACGCATTGGCACCCGCTTCCGCCAGATTGAACGCTATTGGGGAGTTCAGGAACTATGAGCGGCCGCCGTCGAAAAGCCGATGAGCCACGGGAACGTTACGATGTGGATGTCTGGAACCACGACGGCGATGTAGTCAGATGGTTCCGAAATGTCACTGATGACGAAGTAGACGAGATCAGGACGCAATTTGAAGATGACCCATTACTCGTGGTCGTCGTCAGTGACGTCGATATGAAGAGCGGTCCGAATGGCTGATGAAAGCGATAGCCTGATCCGCAACGAACAGATCATCGCCATGGCTGGCAAGAAAAGCTATAGCGTGATCGGTCAGGAATTGGGCATCTCGCGCAGCGCTGTGGCTGGGGTGGTTTTCCGTCATCGTCATCCGAATTGGCGCAAGAGGCTCGGATTAGGTTACCGGACTGGGTGCGCAGCGGCCAATCGTTTGCCGAAGCGCTTGGTGCGGCCGTTGGCGCTGGAAACCGTCGATGTGGATGGCTATCGAACGCTGGCGCTAGGGAGGCTGTAATGGTCAGCGGCGAGCATATGAGAGGATTTACGAAAGCAGGCAAGCCCGTGGTCGTGTATTGGTCTGATCACGGCGATCGACTTCCTGCGCGCGATCAACAAGGCAATTATTACGAATGTTGGACAACAATATTTTACGATGATGCTGGTCGAACGACCGTGTGTCAGGTCGATAAGTTGTTTGTTGAAACGGACCGATTGGCGCGCGCGCGTGTTACTCGGGAGGTGCTTGAAAAGTGGGGCCTTGATGTGGCCACGCTGGAGTATGTGGGTGATCGCCGCGTTTATCGGCTGTACGGCTGATGAGTGGAAAATTCGTGGTCAATGCCGGCTGGGATCATGTCCCACACCTATCCGAGGAACAAAAGCGTGAGGAGCTGGCGCGCATCCAGCCCTATCAGCGCAAAGCCAGATCCGAAGGCATTCCAAGCCTCGGCGCCGGCGCCATCTACCCGGTGCCGGAAGAGGCGTTCCTCTGTGACCCGTTCGATATTCCGGATTACTTCCCGCAGTGCTACGCCCTTGACGTCGGCTGGAAGCGAACCGCAGCACTATGGGCAGCGCTCGATCCCAATACCGATATCGTGTACCTCTACAGCGAGCACTATCGCGGCGAAGCCGAGCCGCCTATTCACGCTGTGGCAATCCGCGCTCGAGGAACCTGGATCCCTGGCGTTATTGATCCAGCAGCTCGAGGCCGTGGCCAGCGTGATGGCATCCGCCTGATGAAAGACTATCAGGAGCTTGGGCTCGATACGCTCGACATTGCCGAGAACGCTCTCGAGGCCGGCATCTATGAGGTCTGGACGCGGCTGTCGACTGGCCGCATGAAAGTCTTCCGCACGCTCTTGAACTGGCTCGCCGAACAGCGCTTCTATCAGCGTGACGAAAATGGTAAGATCAAGGATGGCCAGGCCGACCATCTGATGGATTGTTGTCGTTACATCGTTTTGTCTGGCCTCAGACGTGCTATCATCCGCCCGCCGTCACAGTGGCGCATTGCTGGCCAGAGCAACAATTTCCAGTCAGACTATGACCCCTTGGCGCAGCGATGACGCGCGTAAGCTTTTCGAAGCTCTCGAGGAGATCTACGGCACTCAGGTGCAGCTCTACGAGGGCATCGTTTATCTGAAAGGCTGGCGGCTCGACATGGACAAGCTCGAGGCGGACTTCCACAAATGGGTTTCTTCCGCGCAATGAACGATCGTCCCCTTGGCGTTGGTGACTATTGCGCCTTCGTTCTCATTCGGCCGCCGCAACTCCCGTTGCTGGTTGTCGACGTTGACGTGCACACTGTCACAGTCGCCTACCAGGCCGTGGTCTATGCTGGAACTGCACCGTTGATTACGCCAACTCGCGCTGTGCGAGAGGCGGTTGTTCCCCGGGCTCGGCTCTGCCGCATTCCCTGTCCGTGCGGACCGCACGCATGGCCGCTGCCGCTAACCTCATGGCGCCCACCGGGCACATCGCTGCCGCCACCGGCATGGCGCCTGCCATGAGTGAGGAACAGCCAGGCGGCGTCCGCGCGCTCTATCGCCCAGGCATCGAGCCACCAGGTCGTGGTGGTGGTGCACCAAGCGGATCCGGTCGACCATCGCAAGACGCAAGGCGTGAGCTGGGCGAGTATCTCGATTCCGTCCTGATGCGGCCGCTATGGTCGAGCGATGCTGACCGCGGTCAAGCCATCGAGCAGGCACTCAATACCATGACGCCAGCCGAACGCGTCTATCTCGAGATCGAGATGCTGC